TTCAAGCCGCAACATAATAGCGGCTGGAGTCATAACGCTGGGGATACTCGGTGTAGCGACCGTACCACTGCGTGTTCAGTTGTCTCATCGTCCTTGGCGGATTCCTGGTAATGCGCTCTATGAACGCGGGGTCTATGGGCTTGCAGTAACGGTCCATTCTATGCTGGTTCACACCAAGAGCCGCGTAGATGATGTCCTGCTGCTTGTAGATGAGCTTGGCGAGGTTCGCGAGCGCCTTGGGTGTGATGTCTGGATGACTGAGGTGCACGTGAATGCCTGTGCAGTCGTCTGTGGTCGCGCCACATCTTCGGACGGCCCTTACCACGTTTTGGAGTTCGGGAATATCATCATATCCGAGGATTGGCGATACCACCTCGGCTCTTAGATTGGCCGGTACGCTCGTGAGGGAGGCGTCGGCGACAATCTGCCATGTTCTGCCTTGGCTGTCTACAATCTGCCAAGGGTCGAATGAACCGCTTCCCCCTACGTGGGTAACTTCGCCTCCCACTACACTTTGAATGGCCCGGGCTACCGTCCCCCGGTCTCTGGACACGGTTTCCAATTCAATGCCGAATCTGACTTCCTGCATCTGCATATGACGCTACCTCCGTTAGATGCTAAGCAGAACAGGTGTTCTGCCCGCAACCAATGAATGCCTCGAACGAGGCATTGAAGTCAAGGGATACTTCGCGAAGGCGAACAGAAACCGTGTTCTTACGTGGTATTCAGGCAGTGGTCCTGATCCGGATGCACGACACCGGCATCGAGTAGCTTTTCGTTGAGACGCCGGACGTGGGCCTCTTCGTGGATGATACGCGCCATTGCTGTGGAAAACTCATCAGCCAATTCCGCAGGCAGCCCAGCCGCTTCCTCGATCCGCCGCAGACGCCGGTCAAGATTCGCGAGCAGATCGAGCACGTGGTTTCGGATGACGCCATCTCTCTTTTCGGTGGGCGACGGGATGAACTCAGTCATCCCGCCGCTTCGTCTGGTTATCATATGTGCGTCCCCTAACTCAGTGTTGCGCCCAGGGAATGGATGCGCGGGTAGATCAGATTGTTGCCGGTCATCACGGCTTTGTAGCGGACGCGATTGCTTGCCGGGTTGACGAAAGTGCAAAGGAACACGTATTCCGTCCAGGTCTGATCCACCTCACGGGTAGTGTCAATCGTCATCGGCTCCCAAGTCGCCCCACCGTCATTGGAGGCGAACCAGTTGATCGAGCAGCCGCTTGGAATGCTCATCTCGGCATAGACCTTTGTGGATTCAACACCCTGGGTGAGTTCATTCTCGCGTGAGATGTAAGTCCCATCGGGGCTGTTCAAGTAGCCGATGAGATTCACGTCCTTGTAGTTCAGCGCCGGGGAATCATTGAGAACGCTACTTGAGAATTTGGCGCGCACGATTACTCGCGTCGCGATGTTGGGAAGGCGCTCTTCCTCGGCAGGCACTATCGCGTCCCAGGTCGTGCCTCCGTCAGTCGAGTAGTCCCAGATGATGCCCGTCTCCTGGGGAGTCGCTGAATACTCGTCGAGGTTCATCTCCGAAAACTGCACCCCGGTTATCTGCTGAAAACGAACTTCTCCGGACGCCGCAAAGTCGTAACCATAGATCCGCATGGTCAAGTCCGACCCGTTGAGCGGTGTCCAGGTTTCGGCATTGGAACTTTCAAGAAGCACGCCTGCGTTATACGTCTGGCGAGTGATAACGCCGTTTCTGCCCATCTGACCGAGGCTTGCTATGTGTACACGATAGTTCGTGGAGTTGGTGAGCAGCACCACAGCAAAACTTCTGTTCGCGGGCATGTAGAACGGATCGCCGAATGTAACTTTGGTCTCTGAGTTGAGAGCAATCTCTGCAGGGGAGATCACCTTCTCCGCCAGCACCGTTTCGTTGGGCAGGCCGGTGGTAACTCCTCGAATCTGCACGGTCACGGGGATTGAGGCATCCTTGCGTGTGAAGTAGAGCCCGATTGACGATATGATCCTGTTCACCGGGAAGCTGAATGTCTGGGCAAGCGGATCGCGCCGGACAGGAGCAGGCACTGTGCGCCAGACGATCTTCTCGACTTCCACACGGACAATACGCGGCTCTACCTCCCGGATGATCGTCTGTTGCTGGACAATGGTCTGCTGCTGAATGATCGTGTTCGTGACTTCAAAGCGTTCCACGCGGGTGATCACCAGCGGATCATTGACCTGCAGCATTGCCTGAGCAGAATAGGTGCCGTCGGTCATCTCAACGGTCCGGTTGCCGTTGCGCGCATTCTCTGGGATCGCAAATGATGTCGTCACGCGTCCGGCTTCGTCAGAATGGACATCACTTGCCACTACCTGTCCGTCACATCGGACCGTGATGTTGGTCACACTGGGCGTGAAGTTTGCGCCGGTCACGGCAACGCCGGTCTGACCCCTGCGGCCTATGTTTGGCGTAACCTCTATCATAGCCGGAGGCTTGTCGAACACCGCATAAGGATTGATGTTCTTTTCTTCTGACCAGTCGAGCTGCTCGACGAGCACCATCTCCGTTGCTGGGAGCAGGGCGAGACTGCCTTTGAGGAGAGCATTGCTGTGCGCCTGATCGACCTGGAGCACCCGGGGAGTAGCAACTCGGCCTGGGGCAACAAACTTGCGGACACCATCTACACGAGCGCTCCATTCGGAATGGAACACATCCGACTGCGCCTCGTTCGAGAAGTCGTCGGAGTAGATGCCCTTCTTGGTCTGGGCATCCCGGTTCTGCAGGTTGTTGTTCATCTGATACTGTGCGTCGTTGTATTTCAGGTCCTCGACATCCTGCATGACCTGGTGGATTTGAGCCATCGTGATCCGGTTCAAGCCGAAGTTACGGACGGTCATTGCCAACGAGTTCGGCGGACAATCCACGCTGGCGAGTGCAAGAGTGCCCTCCGGCACTATCGGGAGCTTGGGAAAGTCCGATGGCGCGCCATCAACACGCAGAATCTCCCTGGCCGTGGCATAGATGATATCTTTGCGCCCGAGGTAGTAGTCGTAGTCCACGCTGCAGTTCGAGCCGTTCACGGGATCAGTGCCGACGCCGATTCTGCCGAAGTTGATGACGCTGATGTTGCCGAGCGAGATTGTCGGATCGGGAGCCGATAGGCCGCTTGAGTTGGAGGCAGGCGGGCTGCTGGTGTTAGTGGCGTCTATCCCGTCATCGACGTATGATGTCGATCCTAGTCCCGCTTCAGCCAATCGTTTGAAATCAGTCCTGCCGGAGTTCTGAGTGGCGCGATACACCCGATATCCGGTCGCACCTGAAATCGGCCGCCACGTAACAAGGTTTATCTCTCCAGCGCCGGTCTGCCGCGAAACTACCTTGGAGGAAGCGTAAGCTGTCTCGCCGGATGCCGATAGCGCCGTGACCACATAGTAGTATTCGGCTGCCGCCGGATATCCCGACTGTCCGAACCACCCGCCATCGACGTAGTCCGTGCCCTTCACCATCTGCTTCACGTATGTCCAACGCACGGTATAGGTTGTGCCGATAGCCGGTTCATTGCCGGAGCCGAGCCAGTCGACTGAGTTCCCGGACTGCTGCCAATCCGTTCCCTCCAGGAAGATGGTAGCACCCTGGCTTACCTCGAGGATGTCGACAACCGGATTGGGCGTGAGCAGGTCCTCCCCGCCGCCGACCGACCCACGCGTTACATTGGCGGTTATCTCGACTATTGCCTCGACCTGGGTCGTCTCCTTGAGCGGATCGCTGTTCAAAGCGTAACGCCGTTCAGTGGCGACGTATGTCTTCTGTTCACCGCGCACGGATTTGGTTGCTACGGACTTTGTGACAGTCGTTGTGGACGGCAGGTCTTTCTGCAGTCTGATGCCCTGGACGTATGCGCGGCCCGCGTTGGTGACGACCTGCACGCTTGCGCCGTCATTGCCACCTATAAAACTGTCGAACCCACGCACGAGGTAACTCCCCGCCTGGTCATATGTCCGCTCGGCGAGGTTCTGCAGGAGCGAGTTCAATCCCTCGGCGGCCGCGAAATCGAGCTGGTCTTCAGTGATTGACGAGACCGTGATTCTGCTTCCAGGCAGCGTTCCCAGGAAGTTTTGCAGGTGGAGGTTCGACTTCTCGAGCACCGTTGCTGTTACTTCGCCGGTCGCGCGGTCGAACTTGTGGATCGCAACGACCTTGCGCTCGGTGACGTTGTTGGGGAGCGCATCGCCGGATGTATCGCGCTCGCGAAGCACGAGCACCCATTTCTCCCGTTCAGCAGTCGGCTCGCCCGTCGCAGGGTTAATGAGCACGGCGTCCTGGTTGTGGGTGTAGTTGTACTTCAGAAGCTCGACGTAGACGTAGTCGACGCCGTCGGTCTTCGCGGGGTCATAGGTGAGAGTCGCTCCGGGCACCTGCTCGATATGACCGTCGATATAGACGACACCGACAGAGAGTGTCACGACGTTTGCGGCCACTTGTGGTACAAGCCCGCCGATGATCGCGCCCTCTCTAAAGAGCAGGTCGGCGAGTTTCTTGCGCTCGCTGATGGTGATATCCTGCTGCTCGTTTAGTTCCGAGTCCAGCAGGTCGCGGTCCTGGTGATAGCGCACCCGCTTGTAGTTCTTGGCGGGGTCGAATGTGTTCCTGGATATGGACATGATCGCCTCCCTATATCTTGATGACCCCGACCAGCTCCACCCGCGTGTCGGAGGTCTTGTTGAAGTCGGGGATGTTCTTCACTTCGTATAGATAGCCGGGTGTCTTCACCTGGCCGGATGGATTCGCGGCCACGTCATACACGCCGCCCTCCGCATAGTCGGATTGATGGCCGTCGACATACTCGACGTTTCCGCCGAAGAAGCCGTACTCGCGAATGGTAATTCCGTTTGCCTCAGCTTCGTCGAACCGGAAGAACACCCCGATGGTCTGAGTTTCAAGGCCCGACTCTGAGTAGCGGATACCGTTTACCTCCAGAACCCCCTCTGGGTCTTCTCTGAGAAAGGCAATCTTGTAGCAGCGCTTCCTGGCGCGCTCGTGAATAAGCGACACCTGATCCACGCTCACATCCGGGGGGTTCATGGGATCGGTGAAAGTGTCGTCTCCATCGCCTATGGCGCAATGCGTTATCCCGTCAACGGGATCGCCTTTGAGCAATCGAGCAGTGAGCACTCGCCCGCTTCGTGTTATGAGTCCAAGGGACATTATCGTTCTCCTCTCAAACTTGGATTGAATGGGTTTCCCGGATGAGCACCGCATAGATGGTCTGATCTGTCGCCAGGTCTGGAACCAGGCGCTGTAGCACCAGCAACTCCTCATCCGCCGCGAAGAACATAGGACGAGTGACCACAAGCACTGCGTCGGCCCGGATGAGTCCGGCGTCCGTGATTTCCAGATACACATCGGCGCTGCGGTTGACGACGCCGATCACCACCAGATATGCATCAGTCTGAATTTGCCTAGACCCAGCAACGCGCACAAAGAGATCGGCGAGCGATTCCACAGTGTTGGCGACGGCAAGTTGAGCATCGGCGCTGCGAACTGTCGTGCTGAAAACGCGGAGCATGGCGTCGCGTTCAGATGCCAGCCGCGCACTCACCCTTACCACTGCATCAGTCTGCATCTCTGCCGCTTCTGCGACGGCAAGCCTGCAGTCGACGGCGGCCTCAAAGGCTGAGAAGATGCGAACGCCGCAGTCCGTGTCTCTACTGAGCAATCCGGCGACATGCAGCCCGGCATCGGCGTGGACCACGAAGGCGCTGGTCCCAACATCCGGCCCGAGGAGGTCCCACAGGATTCCGGTATTTCGTGGGCCAAGCGCGCGGTTTCGCGGCAGGACTGTTCCTGGGCTGGTCGCTATCGTCGTCTTGTTGCCGCTACGAACTACCACGCTTCACCTTGCCCTTGAGTGCGATGCCCTTGCCGATTATAAGGAACACCTTGCTACGAGGCAGCACCAGGCCCTTGCCCGTCGCGACCTGCTGTTTCGTACCGGGTTTTGTTGCCACTGCCTACTCCTTAATCGCGCACCAGCCCCCGCTGGAGAGGTTGAACATCTTGTAGGTGCTCGTGCCCAAATCAATGACGTCTTCTGAGTCGCCCGCGCTGCCGCCGATGGAGTAGACCTCGATAAGCTCGCCACGAAGCTCGTCGTTGTTGGTGGCCGTCATCGCGACCAGCCAAGGGAACATCGTGACGAGACTATATCGCACGTCCGGATCGCAGTTGCTGGCAAAGTTGCCGCTCGCAGAACCGCAGGTACCCGTCTGTCCTGTGGCGTTTGCCCAGCCATCCCACTTGTTCAAGGCATAGAAGCTTCCAGGCATGGCATTGCGGCCGATGATCACAGGCTGCGGATCCTCGCCGATCTTTGCGCCAGCCGAATAGCCGTTGACCAGGGTGGCGATGGTGACGGTGTTGGGGGTGGCGTTTGTGTCTCTGGCACTTACAAGCACGCGTTCGATGTTGGCGTTGTCCTTCATGATGTAGCGCTTGTTGACCGTAATGATGGATGCATCATCGACTTGGACAACTACGTTGCTTCCGGCCGTCACCGCGCCCTGGGTTAATACTGTCTGCGCCGACCAAAACCTCTTGATCACCCCGCTGTAGTGGCCGTAGTAGGTGGCTACAATCTTGGTGACCACGAATATGTGGTCCTTGTCGCCGTAGAGCCAGTAGAGGAACGTAGTGGCGTCCTTGGTCGAGATCATTGTGGCCCCGCTCGAAAACACAACCTTGACTCCGACGTGGGTAGCCGCGTTCCAGTAGAGATAGCCTCTAACGGAGATGCAGTCGACGTTGGCGGTGTCGTTTATGATCTGGATGTAGATGTCCTCATTGCCCGACTCGCCAACGGACTTCAGGACGTAGTAAGGTTCCGCCGTAGCTGATCCATCATCGTGCAAGGTCCAGCCGCAGGTCGTCACAAGAAAGTCCTTGAGCTTCACGAGCAGATCGGCCGTATTTGTCGCTGTGCCGGATGTTGAATGATATGCCATGTGTTCCTCCTATACCGGCGCTTCGACGCCCGTGATTCTCAGCTTTAGGTCAGTCTTGTTCTGGACAGGGGTGGCGGCAGGAACGCTGAACCTTCGCCAGAACGAGAGCGTGACGTTGTGGGCCTTGTCGCCGAGTGATATCTCCGCCCCGGGCGTGGCTGTGTCCAGTTCCACCTGAGTAAGCGCCACCTTGCACCAATTGGATTCATCCGAGCCCGAAGAGTCCACCGGCTTCACTTTGAGCGTCGTATAGGTTAGAGCCGAGTAGACCGCCGAGCCGCTGGTATGCGTCGCCTTGGCGGTGCCGTTCTGGCCACGCTGCACCGTAAGGCTTGTGGTTCCCCCACCGGCGGTTACTATCATCTGCTCGGTGTCGATGATGATCGTGTCTCCATCGGCGAACCGCGCGGTAGCCAGAGTAATACTCGTCTGTGTGCTCGTGATGTTGGCGGCAAGCACGGTCTGTTCGTTCGCGAGGAACAACTCCCGGTCCTTAGCCTGGCCGTCGGTACCGTTGTAGGTGTCGGAATCCGGGCTCACGAGCGTGCCCTCGGATATCTGCTCCGTAAGTAGTGAGTCTTTGAAAAGATGTATCGCCATGCGTTTCTCCTATTCCTGTGGCCACTGAGTGACCGTATAGAGGTTCGCGGCGGCCGCAAAACCGGCCGTGTCCGAACCCGACATATCCTTCTGCCTGAACACAAACCTACACGAGCGAGTCGAGCGCGCCAGCTTCGAGCGGTTCAGATGCTGGCGAACCAGCCGGAGGATAGCAGGCTTTGGCCCCGGCTCCGTAGTCTGCACATCGCACTCAAGCTGCAGCCGTCGCTCCGAAAGCTCGACGCCGCTTAGCCTGTCCGTGCTTAGAACAAAGACGTTGAGCTTGTGCCCCAGAGATCGTCCATGCCATCGGTTGATGATCACCCCCGCGCTTTCATAGCCCTGGGTCAGCGTGCTCTGGTGAGTGATCTGCCAGCAAGACCAGGTAGTCTGTTTCTTCGTTAGCCTGTAGTCCGAGTTCAGCAGCCTGCGGCCCACGACGAACACATCATGAATGCGTCCCGTCGAGTGCAGGGCCACCGTTCTTCGCACTGCCGCAGTGAGGTCGTCTTCCATCGACTCCTGCGATAACAGCCATTGCAGGAAGAAGACCCGTGTGCCTGCAGGATGCTGCGGCGCGAGTGTCTGCCGGATCACAGGGACGATGTTTCTGCTCTTGATCCGGTAGACTCCGAGGCTGTAGAGCTCGCCGGGCAGCTTCGAACGGGCGATCACTGAACGCTTATTCAGTCGCAACGCGCTTCGGAATGTCTCTTCTATTTCCCCCTGCCAGCCGACATTGATGAGCGCGCGCCGGATTGCCGGTATAGATCCCTTGCGCCGGTACTGCTCGACGATCTCATGAATCTCCCGGCGCTGCACATCCGGGTCGCGGGTGGGATCGAAGCCGTAACCGACAGCCGCCGACAGCAGCGGCAAGAACCTGGGATCGCAGGCGTCGACGTTCCAGATGTTGGGCAGCGCATCGATGAGGCTCTTTACCTCATCGAGTGTCGCCGCCGGAATAGCGAGAAAGGCACACAGGTCACTGTTTTCGTCTCGATCGCGGTAGATCGGCGGCAGCAGATCCAGGAGCTTGTCTTCAAAGTAGGCCATTATGTGGCCCTCCGCATGTCCAGGCGCACCTCACCCAGCGTCGCCATCTGACCGGGTCGGATTTCGATGTCAGAGAGTGGCGAGTAGAGCCTGACGTGGCTTACACCGCGGACGCCGTCGAGAAGCGAGATGACATCCGAGAAGTGAACGGACTGGCCGAACGTCGTTTTCTCAAACGAGAAGAAATCACGAAGCGCCGCCTCCAGCCGCATGCGGACATCCTCAGGCAGCTCGGTCGGGTTGACGTAGACCTCGGCGTCAATAGCCACAGGCCGGTAGCTCGGGTCGAAGAGGTTTATTTCGACGGTAATGACCTTGCGGCTCTCGATGAAATCGGCAAGCTCGCGTTTCAGAATGGGAGAAGGCAGACCGCCGCCGTCGGGAGCCACGGCCATATTGACCTGATAGTAGCGGATGTTTGCACAGTCATTTGCATCCAGCACCTGAGCTTTGGCCACACCAGGAAAGCCCTCGGCGAGCGATTTGTAGTCGTCCTTGGTGACAGCTTTCCAGAGCGAACGCAGTTCCGCCGGAGCCTGTAACTTCGCGTGATCCAGAGTCTCGCGGTCGGAGCCGCCCGTGGAAGCGATTGGATTGGTGACCGCCAGATCGAGCCGTGTTCCGTCGCGGTAGACCGGGGTGACGATCTCCGTTACCAACTCACGCCCTATGTTTCCCTCGGAACCCAGGGTTTCCAGATACTCGACGGCTATGACATCACCGACGGACGGTATGGCTCCGTGAATTCCGTCGCCGAAGATGATCCAGGTGACATCCAACCCATCGGCCTCGACCTGGAAGTGCTTCGAATCCGGCGCGCTGTCGATGAAGAATCGCGCCTCTTCCCAGTCGCTGCTTCCGACTCGCACATACACAGTGCCCTCGGACAAGCTGGTAGAGGAAGGCGCAAACCGCTGGCTGCGGTCACCGCTCGAGATGAACTCTTCAGATTTTCGCACGCCCTGTCTCGCTCCGACATCCGCAGAGAGTTGGCCACGCGGGATTGTCGTGCTTTCGATGGTCTCGAACTCCACGTCGCCATCGTCGAGTTTGGCCTTGCATGCAGTTCCGGCTGGAATGGTTATGTCATCAGCCGAGGCTGTTGACAGCGCAAATCTGAGCATGGTGGTCGCGGCAACCGGGCTGTCCAACCTGTAGCCAATCAGCTTGCACAGGTTGATGACATTCTGTCGCTGCCGCGCTGTTGGCAGGAACGCTTCCGCCGCCTGCGCATCCAAATAGTAGGCGAGCATATCGCCCACGCCGCAGAAAAGCTCCAAGAGCACCACGCCCAGGTCAGACTCGTTGAAGTCGGTCCACCTGTCAGTAAGCTGCGGGATGCGCGCAAGCAGTTCCTGGCGCAGGGATTCGTAGTCCTTATTACTATATGAGATGGTCGCTCTACCCACGGATCGGCCCTCCATCCAGGATTGCATCGCGGCAGAATGGCCACACGAGATTGCCTGCCACCTGCGTATCTATCACCCGATAGGAGATACAGACGAGTATGGTGTTCTCATCGTTCATTTCCGGCGACTCGTCAAACGAGACGTCGTTCACATAAACACGCTTCTCCCATCTCTCAATGGCGTCGATGATGTAGTGCCGGAGGAGTCCCCGCAGAACTCGGTCGTTGGGTTCAAAGACCAAGTCTTTCACGTGCGAGCCGAACTCCGGATTCATAAACCGCTCGCCGGGCCGGGTACCGAGTATCTGCAGAATGCTCTCGTGTATATGCGCGTGGTCCATCGATGTAACTGTAGAAACCTGTGCGCCGCCGGATCGCCTGGCAAACGCGAACGGGAACCGCAGTCCCTTGCCGAGAAAGTCAGCGCTCATCACTCATGCTCCTGGCAGTCAAAACAGACCGGCCCATTACCGTCGCCGCTTCCATCGCCGGGATCCTGCGTAAACCGGATCACGAGGTCCAGTCCGCTCGCGAGAGACAGATGGATTGTCCCGTCAGTCTCGATCATCCCGGCGTGTCTGCTCTCCATTGCACGGAAGCTTTTCGACCCACCAGATATGCTACGGGACTGCACTTCCTCACCTATGCCTTCAATGCGGCCGATTCCGATCACGTTCACTGTGCCTGTCGGATTGACTATGATGACAAGCCTTTCGCGGCGTAGCACATCAAGATGAACACCTCCCGACAGCATCACGCTGTATCTGCCGTCAGAAGCGAGCGTGGGTTCTACATCATTAGGCAGGCCCTCGATTCCACATGACCCGTGGGTTACCGTAATGGCGTCACTCACAAGGCTAAGCTCCAGGCCACCCGGCAGAGTCACCTTGCCCGCGCGGGAGGCAGCGACCGGCTGGGGCATGCCGTCCTCGCCAATGGCGACCATTTCTCCATCCGGAAGAACTCTCAGAAATGCGCCATCCGAGAACGAGAACAACCGACCGCCATCGGGCAGTTCGCGAATAGTGGTTCCCGCTGGCACACTCTGGAAAGGATGCGCGTCCGCATCATCGTCCAGGCGGCGCAGGTACTCACCGGCGCTCTGTTCGTGCAACGCCAGTATTCGCTGGGCCTCCTGACGCATCAGTTCAGAGACCGCGAAGCTTTGTTCAATCAGGACGCGAATCGCGTGCAGGTCATCCGTCATCTGCTCCAGATACGGCTTTTCTCTATTGAGGCCGAACCATTCCCAAGAAGCCTGGGCAATCGCCATCAGCTCATAATGATTCTCCGAAGAACTGGTCTGCTCTATAAGCGGTTGTAGTGTTGTCTCGTTATCTGCCATTTATCACATCCTCCGGTGATAGGAGCCTGATGTTGCCGACATACCAGCCGTCGAACATCTGATAGAGCGCGTCCTTGGTGTCCCAGAGAAAGCGCACTGTGACGCTTCGTCCTATGAACTCCCACAGGTCTATCCGCTCGGTTCGCCTGGGAATAACACACGGCTGGTTCCAGGCCGGATAGATCACGTATGGCGGGTTGAAATTGCGCTTCCACGTGCTGTTGAAATAGAGGTCCAGGCAGTCGTGGTTGTGCGCCGCCATGCTTTCTATCTCGCCCCAGACGTCGAAAGCAAACCAGTAGTGCTTGTCAAGATCAAGGTCAATGGCCAGTTCGCCTTGAACCCGGATGTTACAGCCCCATTGATCGAACCAGTCGGTGAAGTACTTGAAGTGCCAGACTCCATCCGGCAGTTCTTCCACGTAGCCGCTTGGCACGATCTGCCGAATAGGAGGCTTCGCGGGAGCCTGCTCCTGCTCAATTCCGACCTCAACCTGGACATAACGGCGAGAAGCAACGATACCTTCGTAGACTGCTTCGGCCACGATAACGGCCGCACCGGCGTTAGCGCCATAAGTGAGCACTCCGCTTGATACTGCGGCTATGGTCGGCTCCGTTGTTGTGAACAGCACATCCCCATCAGGTCTGCCGAGGATATCAAGTGGCACTGACTTTGCCGCCTGATCATACGGCTGCACGATAAGCCTGGGCCGAACATCCCAGTACGGAAACGCGAGAGGGTTGTTAAGCATCGGCAACCGCCGCAGCAACGCCTACAACCTCAACCTGCACGTACCGAACGCTCGTGCGGTCCTCGGTGTCGTAAGCTGTAATGACCGTCGCGCCCACGTTGTAGCCCAGGGAGACAAGACCATCCTCACTTACAGTCGCTATGGCCATATTCGATACATCAAAACGCACTTGGCCCCTTGGATTGCCACGTACCGACAGTGGCACAATCATGTTGAGTGAGCCATGCGAAACCTTGATTGACTTGGGGAATACGTCCCAATACTGCACCTGATCCAATGCTCACCTCAGTTGTCGAAAACATTCAGGCTGCCGCTCACTATCACGGCACCGCAGCCCGCGATATCGCCGAGCCTCGCGTTGGGCCTGCCATCCGTTGCTGTATTCATACTCCCGCCAACGATGGGAGTCACGCCGTGGCCCGGAATCGGGCATACGTGCATATCACCCATTCGGGCAACCGGCCTGCCATTCACGATAGTGGTGACCGATCCCGTGATGATCGATCCGCCGTGACTTGATGTATCGCCAAGCCTTGCCTGCGGCCTAGACACGTCAGTGCCTCCCGAAGTAGTTGATGATCGCGCTTATAATGCCGCTTACGATTCCGCCCAGGGTTACAACCAGTCCCACGATTTTCCACATGGTATCGGTCCCGACTTTGCTCTCGACAGCAGCGTGTAGGCACGTGATCTGCTCGGCGTGCCGTGTGAGTTCATCATTGATGCCACGAACGATAAGCTCGACATTTTCCTTGTCCGACTTCTTTTCGATTTCTCTCTCGATCTTCTCAAGGCGATTCTGTATATCGCGGCGGTGGTCTTCGAGTATCGTGCGAAACTCCGAGCGCCAAGCATCGAACGTCTTTGCGAGCATCCTTTCACTATCCACCCATCCGCACTTGGTCGGGCCCTGGCATTCGTTTTCAGCCAACTGCGTTTCCTCCTGTCACGGGATTGATGAGCACCTTTCCAGATGAGCGAATAACGATATGCCCTGCCGACCCGTCCATTATCACTTTGCTGCCTGATCTGTCCTTGAGCCTGATCTGTTCCTTGCCCGAAGCCGAAATGATCCGGACTTCCTGCGTGCCGCCAAGACCCCAGATGCTGATGCTCTCTCGGCCCTTGGTGGTGTCGATTAGAATCTTCTGCCAACGTGAGCGTGTCTTGTCGCAGGAGACGATGTGAATCTTCTCCTTATCCTGCCATGCCTCAAGGCGCAGGAACTGTCGGCACGCATCCGTTACTTGAACAAACGCTTTACGGCCTTTGATATCCCGCGCGATATCGATTTGTTGACCTGTCGCACCAGCACCCGCTTGGCTGTTGCCTTCGCTTGACGCAAAATCGTGCGTCCCGCGCCTCCGAGTATTTTCACTTTGAACCTCCGCCTTCACCGGGCAGTGCATATGCAGGATCTGTCCGGCCCTGTCTATGATCTTCAGAAACTCCTCTTCGTCCCGGTCGTCCATAACGATTGTGTGGCCGGTCTCGGTCTTGACGAGCACCTTTCTGCGGGGGCAGTAATACGCCGGGTGAGAGTGAAACTTGCGATGCTCCTTGCTATCCGCCGCGTCCGATGCGTGCTCCCCCTTGTCTTCACAGTCCTGACAGGTAGTGCTGTCGCAAAGCCGCTTCGATTCCTCGGGCTGCTCACCCGGATTGGACTTCGCGAGCCAGACACCACTCCAGATCGGATACTGCGGATCACCACCCTCAAACTCTGCCCACACGCTCGCGCCCTCTTCGGGGACTAGGAACATACCGACATCGTCGTTGCCGCCATAGGGAAAGCAAGGCCATGCCCAATCCGACCAGTTCTCTTTACCGACTCCGAGGACTGCAGGCACTTCCAGACGACATCTGCCCAGCCGCTCCGGGTCGTTGTTATCACGCACGAAAGCGCGGTACTTGCCGTACCATTTGTCTTTATAGCGCTCTTCGTGCTGCTGATCTTGAAACTCAAGCATGGCCCGCTCCTATCTACAGCCCGCGAAAGACCTCGCGAAGAACACGCAGGATAACGGTCTTCGGGGTCTTCTTGGGATCGGCCTTGGCAACGGAGTCAACGATGGCGTCCTTTGCCGCGTCGGGGAGCCTCTTCTCGGTGCCCGCGACGGCGCTCTTGACCTCACCGGACCCCACGCGCTCTATGACACCTATCACGGTATCAAGCGCGAGCGCCTGTGCTCGTCCCCAGGCTGTTAGCCTGATGATGGTGAGCAGCGAGACAAGAAACGTCGCGAAGAGTTCCTTGTGGCCGAGAATGAACGTTACAATCTGATCGATCTGCATGTGCGATTGCCTCCTTGTTACTTGTTGAGAATGCGCCCTGTATTGGCGTCGATTCGGACCATCTGCGGCTTCGGCTTCACCGGCCTTGCCGGTTGGGACCGTTTGACCTGTGCGGTGTGTCCCGCTTGGGTCGCTGCTTGCTTCTTGGGATGTCGCGGCGCTTCGTGATCGTTGCGTTTGCCCTTGGCCTCCGCAGACTTGCTGCCAGCGCCCTTGCCCAGCGCATTGCGCTTGAGCTTGAGTTCACATGAGTAGCCGTCGCCGAAGATATGCCGCACCGAAGTGCAGTAGTATGTGCCGGA